AAGGCTGGAAAGACCGTAATGGCACTAATGTACCTCTTTATGAGGGCATATAAGTGCAAAGATGGGTTTGATACCAAAAAAGGGGCAGAAGGAGGTATGAGAATCCCTAGATTTACTTATATAGCTCCTACATATAAGCAAGCGAGAGATATAGCCTGGGATTTACTAAAAGACATCGTTCCTAGGTGGGCATTACTCAAAAAGCCCAATGAGACGAATATGGAGATTAGGCTCACCAATAGAGTCATTTTGAACCTTAAAGGAGCAGATAAAGAAGATACGCTTAGGGGGGCAGGACTATATTTCGCCCTAATGGATGAATATGCGTTTATGAAGCCTCATATCTGGCATCAGGTCATTAGACCTGAGCTAGGACAAACAGGTGGAGATGCTATGTTTATAGGAACGCCCTTTGGCAGAGACCACTTCTATGAAGTATTCAAGCTAGGCAGAGATGGGGAGACTAATTGGAAGTCCTGGCTATTGCCCGTATCAGAGAAAACGTATGGTTTTATAGGAGACGTTCCTAGAGGGACAGAATTACTATCAGAAGGCTTCTTAGATGGACAGAAGAAAGAGATGACCGAGAGGTTCTACTCCCAGGAATATGAGTGTGCCTTCCGAGATGACGCTGGTATGGTCTTTGATAGGATAGATGAGAATGTAGTAGATGAATTTAGGGATTTTCCAGAAAGTGGGCATAAATACAGAATAGGCGTAGACCCAGCTTTAAGAGAAGACTTCACCGTACTAGCAGTAATTGACCTAACAGACCATAAAATCAAATATGTCTATAGAACAAATAAGATAGACTTAGAACTTTTACTAAGCCGAATAGAAAACGAAGCAAACAAGTGGACTACTAATATGGGGAAGCCTGAAATCATTATGGACACCACTGGTATGGGAGACCCTATATATGAGGCATTGATTGGTAGAGGAGTAGACATTCAACCTATAAAATTTGGTGGTAGGGTAAAAAGGATGTCTAAAGGCATAAAACAGAAGATGGTAGACAACTTAGCAATGATGTTTAGCAAGGATGAGGTCAAAATCCCCAGATATGACTGGTTAATAGACGAATTGAAAGATTATCGCTTCCATAAGATGGAATCAGGTACCTATAAGTACGGAGCACCTCCAGGAAAGCACGATGACGGTGTTGTAGCATTATTTCTAGCTTGTTATCAACTTCCACCACTGATACCAGTTACAAGGGTAAGAAACAGTCAATTATTACAATCACATAAACCTAACCGCTTTACTGGGTATTAGAATAAATTAATCATATTAATATGGCATTACAATCAAAAAAACAGGGGGATGCCAAATCTCTGGTAATAGAGAAGTTTAATGTTGCCGATAAATACACTCAGGGATATTTTACTAAGTTTCAGAACTATTATGAGCTTTATAGGAGTTATTTAGGCTCAGGGAAGTTACCTTGGCGTTCCAATCTCTTTATTCCGAAAACATTCGAGATTATAGAGACTGTAGCTCCCAGAATCGTACAGGCACAAAAAACCTTCAAAGCACTCCCTGTAGAGGGTATGGATGTCTTAAATGCCGATGCTTATACGGATTTGCTGAAATTCCAGTTCCAAAAGACCGATATGGAGGATGTTATAGAGGAATGGGTAAAAGAAACCTTAATTTACGGAACTGGCTTCGTAAAGGTCACCTGGGGTAAAAACGATATGCCTAGCCCAGAAGTAGTCGATATTTACGATATATTCCCAGACCCCAAGGCTAGATTCCTAGAAGAAGCCAAATATGTAATTCATAGAGTATATCGGGACATAGAAGACTTAGAGGAAAATCCTAACTATGACAGGAAGGCAATCGAGAGATTAAAGAAAATAGACATATCAACTAGGGACAATGAAGAAAGAATGCAGAGATTAAGTCTAGCTGGAATAACTGCTGATGACGGCAAGAGAAAAAGATTTGAAATACTAGAATACTGGGGCAAGTTTGAAGGCAAAGATTATCTAATTGCAGTAGAGAGAAGCACGCAAGAACTTCTAAGATGTGATGAAAGTCCGTATAAGACAGGTTTACCATTCGTAGTCGCTAGAGACCAACTCATACCTCACGAACTATATGGAATAGGAGAAATAGAACCAATAGAGAGCCTACAGAATGAACTTAATGATGTCCGTAATCAGAGAATGGATAATGTAAAACTGGCTTTGAATAAAATGTGGAAAGTACAAGCAGGTGGAGTACAGTTTGAAGATGAATTAGTGTCAAGACCAGGCGGGATTATTCACGAAACAAGGCAGGGTGGTATAGAACAATTTGAGATGGGCGATGTAACAAACTCTGGTTATCAAGAAGAGCCAATCATAAAATCTGATATGGAAAGAACAACAGGAGCGAATACGGCTATGGCTGGAGCATTGGTCTCCCCGATGGGTGGAACTCAAGGTGGAGTCTTAAACAGAACGGCTACTGCCTACCAGGGTTCCATCAATCAGGGCGATAAGAGATTTAACTCTAAAGTAAACCAAATTAAAAGAGGACTTATAAAACTAGGTAGGAAATTCCTAGAGCTAGACCAACAGTTTATGGATAAACCTCAAATGATAAGGATACTAGGTAAAAAGGGTGAGAAGATGATGGAAGTTCAACCAGAAGATATTAAATCAAACTTTGACCTAACCATAGAGGTAGAGTACCTAGATGAGTTCCAGAGAATGCAGCAAGACCAACAGATAGCCCAATCAATGGCAAATGTACCAGGATTCGATATAGCGAAATTCATGGTTGATTCATTAGAGAGGAACGGCAGGAAAGGAGTAGAACAATATATGAAACCACCACCACCTCCACCTCCGAAACCACCAGAAGACCCTAAGGTCACTTATAACCTAAGAGGTGAGCTTATGCCTGATGCAGTAGCCCAGATACTGGATAAGAGAGAAAAGATACAAACCAACCCAGAAGTAGTAGCAGCTGCCATGAGAGCAGAGGCTCAAAAGGAAGTACAACAACAAGTTGATATGAAAAACAAATCAGCCGATGCAATATCTAAATTAAGAAAGGAATAAATTTATGTCAAAAGCAAAGAAAGTAGTAAAAGAAGTAGTAAAAGCTACACCAAAACCAAAGTATCCAGCAATCTTAGATGAGATTGAGATTGGTATTGAATTTGGTGTTACTCACCATGATAATCCAGAGAATCGTGGTTTACTGAGAGGACAGGAAGTTATGCTTGAGAAGGTTAAGTCAGTACTAAGTAAATAAGTATGGCGGAGGAAAAAACAGAGAGAGAAGAGGCTAAAGATACATTAGAAAGAGAAACTCTTAAAATAGAGGTTTATGAGAGATTAAATATCAATGCTGATTTCAAAGTATACAGAAAGGATTTATTAGAAGACCCAATAGAGAAACTGCGTGATTTACTAGAAACAGCTAAAGATGAAGACTTACCTCGGATTAGAGGACAGCTCGAAGCTCTTAGAGGAGTTATTACAAGATTTGAAACTACAATAAACAGGAAAAAGGAAGTTCATTCAAAATTAGACGAATTAAAATAACGGAGGAAAAAGGTTAAGTGTATGGATAACACACAAGACCCTGCGGTTACACCTACTCCCCCTGAAACGGGACAAGAGCAGACACCGAAGGAAGTGCCCAACACGGAAGCAGGAGAGAAACTCCAAGCTGCCGATGTTGCGGCAGAGACAGAGCAGGCCCCTCAAGAAGCTACGACTGAAGAGGCCAAGCCTGAAGAGACTAAAGACTTTCAAATGCCAGAGAAATTCGTTGGCAAGTCTGCAGAGGAAATAGCACAGTCCTATACAGAACTCGAAAGTCACAACAAAAAGGTAGAGATGGAAAAGGCTGAAATTGACAAGTTTATCAATGATGCCTACGCTACTGAACAACCAAAGGCTACTCCAGAGCCTAAAGCTGAACAACCAGCAGAAGCAGCAGCTGATGCACCCTTAACAAGAGAACAAGCTCTGAAGCAAGTTGCCGATGAGCTTAGACCGATGTTAAAAGCAGAAATGCAAGCTGCTATAACTCCTGCAGTTGCTAGGCTAGAGGTAAAAGAGATGGTTGATAAGTATGGTGAACCGTTCAAGGCTGTAGCAGGTAAAATTGCTGAAGCTAAGAAAGCTAATCCTTCTTTGTCCCTAGATGATGCTTACAAGATTGTAACTTACAATACTGTGAGCAGAACCTCCGAAATAAAGGGGATAAAACAAGCGTCTGAAACCGCAGAGGCTAAAGTTAAGGCACAAGCAGAATCTTCAAGACCATCTGGTATTAAACCAACTGGGATTGAAGAGGCAGTCAAAGACCCCAATGTGGGAGTTGGTGAAATTGCCGAAGCACTTGGGTCTGAATATAATGCTTTTGCTAAAATCTCAAAAGAACGCAAAGGAAAATACGCAAAGTAAATTCCACAAACTTAATTAAGGAGGAGTAGAAGGCAAACCATTATGGCTTCAGGTCTATCAATGGGAACTCCTTCTACTACCGCTGCTGCTATTCTTGGTAACACAGTCACATCGTACTTTCAAAAAACGATGCTTGAATGGATGCGGCCAAACTTTCGCTTTTACTCTTTCGCAACGAAGAAACCTCTTCCAAGCGGTGAGGGTTCAAGCGTAGTCTGGAACCGTAAGGTTGCTCTTGCGTACGGATATAACCTTTCACAAGGTGTACCTATCTGTGCAGTAAAGACAATCTCTACCAATAAAGTATCAGCACTCGTAGAACAACTCGGTGATTCAGTCAATGTATCAGACTATGCTCGTCTAACGTCATCTATTGATACCGATGCTTATGCGTTGGAGTTAATGGCTGACCAGGCAGCTAATACAGTCGAGCAGTATATCATTCAGTCTTTGACAGCGGACTTAAATGTTACTCACTTTGTGAAGAACGAAGTCCCTACAACGACTTTGAAAGAGGGATATGCTGGCACAGTAATTTGTGCAAGTAGAACATCTCGACTTGCTCTGTCAGACATTCGTACAGTTGTTACACGTCTTCAGTCAAACAATGTTCCAACTTATGATGGCAATAACTATGTAGGTATTGTCCATCCAATACAGCTTCAGGATATTTACTCAGATACAGCCTTTACTGGCTGGACTCAGTATCAGAACCCTGAGAAAATGTATGACTATGAAGTTGGAAAAGCGTATAACTGTCGTGTAATGACCTCAACGATGGTACCGATTGCCCCAGGCTCAGTTCTTTCAGGTGATTCTATGTCAACTGCTACTGGCTCTTGCTGGAGAGCGTTTGGCATGGCAATCCTTGGAAAAGATGCCTATGGCGTGACTGAACTCGATGGCGGCATTCAAACCTTTAAGCACACTGGTGCATCCAAGGCAGACCCAAATGCTATGGCGGACATCTATGCTTGGAAAGCCAATATTGCTTGTAAGGTTCTGAACCCATCCGCAGTACATTTCATCTGGAACTCAGATGGAACACAGGTAAACGCCCAATCGGCAATGCCTGCTGCTGCACTTCGAGGAGCTCATGCAGTAGCACTAGGATTCAACTGTTTGTATCCGATTGCTGGAACATCAGCTCAATTCACATCGGCACCGTATGACGAGAAATTCGTACCTAGCTATATCACAGCTTGGTAAAGGTAGTAGAAGATTAAACAGTTTAATATCTGTGGTCGATAGGATTTCTTCGGAAGTCCTATCACCAGAGGAATTAAACAATGTCAAAAATATTAGTTACAGGAAACGAAGGGTTTATAGCATCACACTTACAGGAAAGCCTTGAGAAAAAAGGTCACCAAGTAATTGGTCTTGATAATGAGAAGTGGATGACCAGGAAAATGAATAATACTATTGTTGGTGATATTAGAGACAAAAAACTCATCAATAACCTAGTAGAAAGTTGTGACGAGGTTTACCACTGTGCGGCACAAATCAGCGTAGATTATGGAAATATACACCCTCAAGAAACGATA